CGGCGACTTGCTAAGATGTATTTTCATGAGATTATGGCAGGTCGTTATGAAGAACGTCCTGATGCAACAGCATTTCCCAATAGTGATGATAGTCGCTATACAGGTATGCTAGTTGTTCGTTCAGAACTTAAGAGCATGTGTTCACACCATCACCAACCAGTCACAGGCACTGCTTATATTGGCATCATTCCTGGCGAGAAGGTTATTGGTCTTTCTAAATACACTCGTATCGCCCAGTGGTGTGCCCGGCGTGGCACATTGCAAGAAGAGCTTTGCACCGATATTGCTCGTGAGATTGTTAAGGCAACAGGTAGCGATGATGTTGCGGTTTACATTCAGGCGACTCATGGTTGCTGTGAGAACCGCGGTATCATGGCACACAGTTCGCTAACACAAACAACAGTGCTCAAGGGCGAGTTTAACAATGGCGATGTTAAGAAGGAATTCTTCGACAATATCGCTCTACAACAACAATTTGCAAGGTAACTTATGAGCAAGGTAGGATTAGAATATGTTGTCAGTGCCATTGGCATGGCGGGCGTTCTCAACAACAAGTTTATAAAAAGCCCTTACTTCAATACTCACATTGTCCCAGCGGTAAATGCCACTGTGGATATTGTCAAGCATGATGTTAAGGCGTTCGCTCAACATACTGATCCTACTGTTGCTATGCTATTCAACGCATATACCGAAGGTAAGTTTGTTGATCATATCACTGACTATAACCGGTTTAAGATGGATGCTGTCTATTCAGACTCCGGCGGGTTGCAGATGGTGACTGCTGGTAAAACTGTCACTACAGAAATGAAGAAGAAGATTTATGAAGTTCAAACAAGTTCTGACTATGCTATGTGCTTTGACGTTATTCCACTTGAGTCTGTATCGCTCACAAGAACGAGAAACGAGCGATCAAACGTAGGCAATAAAATCTTTGACCAGTCTCGTCACCAAGAGTCAGGACGACTAACAGGTCTAAATATCAAAGCACAAATTGAACACTTCAAGGAGAAGGGTGCTAAGACAAAAGTTATTATTATTGTGCAAGGTAATATCCCAGAGGATATGGTTCTGTTCTATCGTGAAATTCAAAACCAACTTTCTAATGATGACTTTGATTATGTCGGAGGTATCGCTGTTGCAGATACATGCATGGGCAATAAGGCACGAGAAACAATCGATATGATGATTGGTGCTCGAATGATTGCCGAGTTTGCTCATCCTAATGCTTTGAACCAGCTCCACTTGTTGGGTGTTGGTAGTATTCCACGTATGGCACCTGTTTTGTATCTACGCAATTCAGGTTTCCTTGATGCATATAAAAAGATCTCATATGATAGTTCTTCACATACAGTTTGCTTCAACTATGGGTTGATGAAGTTGGATGGTGGTTGTAAGCCACAAGGTTCAACAAGAAATCCCAAGATTGAAGCAACGCTAGGTGACATTTACTCGACCTTTGAACCCGTGTTTAAGCCTGTTGGCACTCTTGATTGGTTCATGGATAATATTTTCTTTTGTCCAGAAACAGGTTCATGGTCACACTCGAATATTATCAATCGAGTAATTGAAACGGATGATCCTCGGCATCACTTAGGTGCTGTTCTATCCAATTTCACTTATTCCATGTATCAGGTAAAAAACTTCATTAATAACCTTGACAAAGTTGCTGGCGGCGACTATATTGGTATGGAGGGTGCAGGTATGTCTGCCGATGCTATCAAGGAATTGAAAGAAGTAACTGATTTTAATACCATGAATAGTTGGTTAGCTCGTGCTGGTGATAAAGTATCATCGGCAAGAATCAAGCGCAAGGAAGATGCGTTTGGTTTAGATAAATTTTTTGTATAGGAGATATTATGAGTACTATTGAAGAAATCGCAGGCGTTCACCTTGGTAAAGCAGGTGATGGTTCTGCAGTTAAGCCCTACATCACACCTGATGCGGTTGATCCTGCTTTGCTTGTTACCATTCCTCGTGAATTAAACCGCATACAGTATGGTATCAAAAAAGACGCGCTTCCCTTTGTCGGATTCGATACATGGCATGCCTATGAAGTATCATTCCTTCTTGATAATGGTTATCCTGTAAGTGCAGTTGCTAAGATCACATATCCTTCTGATAGTGAATCTATTGTAGAATCAAAGTCACTAAAATTATATTTAAATTCATTCAATATGTGCTCAATGGGTAAGAGTGTTGATGATGCGGTCCGTAATGCTCGCTATTGGGTTGAAGGCGATCTATCAGAAGCATTAGGTATTCCTGTTGAAGTTTCTCTACATCAAGTAAATGAGTCATATAATGGCGGCGAGTTCATTAATAACTATGACTTCGAATTGTTAGACGATATGTATGGCGATTTAACAGTTGACAATATCGACTTTACCGCCTATAATGAATCTGCAGACATTCTTGAGCGTGATACCAGTGATGATTGGCGTGGGAATAAAATGTCTGTTTGGTCACCATCGCTTCGTTCAAACTGCCGAGTAACCAATCAACCAGATTGGGGTGATGTTTATATTCATATGGTTGGTAAGAAACTTCCTACTCGTGCTTCGTTGCTTCAGTATATTGTATCGATGCGTAAGGAAAATCACTTCCATGAAGAAATCGCTGAGTGCATTTATATTCGCTTGATGGAGAAGTTTGCTCCTGAAGAATTGTTTGTTACATGTCTGTATACTCGCCGCGGCGGCATTGATATCAATCCTGTCCGTGCAAGTCATTTGCATCTGCTAAATAAAGCAGCAGCATTACGTAATACCTCATTGTTCTCTGGTAAGTCAATGCGGCAATAGTGGTTCAAGATAACTAACCACTCTAAAAAACATACGTGTTATCTAATAGGACTAAATTATGAATAATCCAACACACTTTGTAGTATCGCTTTCAGGCGGCATGGATAGTAGCACATTGCTGCTTCGGTGTCTACGTGAAGCACAACAGGTAGGCGGCACAGTTACCGCATTATCATTTTATTATGGTCAGAAGCATGCTGTTGAATTGATGAGGGCATCTGATCTTGTTGATCATCTACTCGATGAAGGTTTTGATTTTAGATATGAAGTAATCTCACTCGGTGGTTTGCCACAACTTCTAAATTCAGCACTTATCATGGGCGGTAATGATGTTCCCGAAGGTCATTATGCCCATGATAACATGAAGGCAACAGTTGTTCCAAATCGCAACAAGATCTTTGCTTCAATCATTCAGGCAGTAGCATTGTCTGTTGCTAATGAAACACAGGAAAATGTTGCAATCGCTATGGGCATCCATGCCGGCGACCATGCAATCTATCCTGATTGCCGCCAAGAGTTTCGTGATGCAGATGATGCTGCATTCCGTGCAGGCAATTGGGATGCAGAACGTGTAGGTTACTTCACACCATATCTTGACACAGACAAGTATGGCATTCTGCTTGATGGTGTTGATATCTGCAATCACTATGAACTTGACTTTGATATTGTTTATAAGAACACCAATACATCTTATAAGCCCATCAATATCGATGATGAGTGGTATGCTGATTATAAATCGGCATCAAGCGTTGAACGTGTCGAAGCGTTCATTAAGCTAGGTCGTCCTGATCCTGCAGCATATGCTGACGAGACAGGACCGGTGACTTGGGACGTTGTTAAGGCAAGCGTTGAATCTGTTCTAAAAGAATATGAAGAAACTGCTTGACAATAGTCTTATAAGTTGATATAAATGAATGGTAGGCATGAAACAGTTGTCTACCATTTATTTTATGAAAAGGTGATATATAATGACTACCGTGAAAATCAATACCATTGAAGATTACATTATTCGTTCAACCGCTTGGACGCCTTATACCGAGATGCCAATGGGTAATACCAAAGCAGTTCGTGCTATGAAAGAAGACTTTGAACTTGATGGGGCGGGTGTCTATCAAGTTGCTCTTAAGTCAGAAATTCCTATTGATAACATCATTGATAAGAATATCGGATATACCGGTCGTGGTACTGATGTTTTTCGCCGTGTTGCTGGCATCCGGACAGGTCGCCATGATTGTGGCAAGATGCTTAAACTTCAAAATATTAGCGTTGATGATATTGTCATTCGCTTCTTGTTCACAAAGCCAGATGATTGCTTCAAGTTAGAACAACTCATCCACAAGATTACTCGTAAAGAATTTCAATGCCCATATAAGTGGTCAAAGGCATCCGGCGGTCTTTCTGGTATCATTACTCGTATTTTGAGCGATCTTGAAAAGTTGACCGAAGCGCCAGAGCTTGCACAAGTTGCTAAGCGTGCTGACGAACTGTTGTCGGGTATGCTGCTTGATGCTGCAAAGAACGGCACTCTTATCGATATCGCTAAAGATTTTGCAGCAGACGAAGATGAGTAAGTTCCTTTTCAATCGTCAGATTGGCGATAAGGGTGAGAGTTTCACTATGGGTTACCTTTATGGTGCCTATAGTGATGCACTTATTCAGAATGTAACTGAATATTATCCTGCAGGATTCCGTTGGAATAATCGAAGGCTACCTGACTTCCTTCTTACTGAAGAAGATAAGAAAACACTGATTGAAGTTAAATGTAAACAGGGCTGGCGCGGTATGATGAATATCGATGAAGTTCAAGTTACCGACTATCTTCATGTAGCAGATGCTAAAGGATATGATTTTTATCTGCTATTCTTTTTTATGCAAGACGGCTTCATTTACAAACTAACACCAGAAGATCTTAAAAAGCCAACCGACAAGTTTACTGATCGGCAAGGCAAAGTTGTGTATCTGTATGACACAGAAGGAAAAGAGAAGCTATCTCAAAGGATTCCTTCATCAATTTTTAACAGTGATATTCTACGAGGATAAAATAAATATGGCAGTAACCAAGATCTCTCCTGAAATTGATTATAAATACAACGAAGGCAAACTGCTTCAAGAAATCACCGAGTATGTAAACAATACATATGGTGAGCACTATTCCCAAAACAAATATCAAGCAACAGAATTTATCATTGACGGCGGTCATGGTACTGGATTCTGTGTCGGGAATGTGCTAAAATATGCTCAGCGATATGGGCATAAAGGGACGCCAGTGGATTGGCGCAAAGACCTTCTGAAGGTCATCCACTACGCAATCATCCAACTACATGTCCATGACACTGAAAATAAGGATTAATAATGTCAAATAATACACTATCAGTATTTGTTGCGCTTGACCGCTCTGGGTCAATGGGCGGCGAGCGCTGGACTACAGCGATTACTTCGCTGAATGAATATATTGCTAATCTCAAGAAGGAAAAGATTGAAGGTGATGTTTCTATCACTGCCTTTGATACTTACAATGGTCAACTTGGTCAAACTGTTCGTCTTGAAAATATCGCTGACAAGCAAAGCATTGCATACTTTGAACCATTGAGTCCTGATGTTCTGCATCCGGGTGGCGGAACTCCTTTGTATGATGCAGCAGCTACAGTGATGGATCGTGCTTTAGAGCGCAATTCAGAACGCACTGTTGTAGTAATTCTTACTGATGGCGAGGAAAATGCCTCTAAGGAATATACACAAGCTAAGATCAAAGATAAGGTTAAGCTTCTTCAGGATAAGAAGTGGGAAGTAATCTTCCTCGGTGCAAACTTTGATGTTGCACAGTATACTGCTAGTGCAGGTTTGTCCTCAGGTAAGATGCGTAATGTTGACTTCAATGATAAATGGGCAACAACAGCAATGACAACCGATCTATCATCTAACACTATTGCATATGCTCGATCTGGTGCAGCAATGAATATGGCAGATCTAAATATTAACGTAAAGGTAAAGGTATAATTTATGGGAATTGAAATTAACGTTCCAATCGAAAAGTTAAAGGAGCGGAAACTCTTTGTCGCCGTCCCTATGTATGGCGGTGCTTGTATGGGTATGTTTACCCGTTCAATCGCTGACCTTTCTGCACTATGCACTCACTATGGTATTCAGGTTCGTTTCTACTTCCTGTTCAATGAGTCGCTAATCACTCGTGCTCGTAACTACTGCGCTGATGAGTTCATGCGTTCAGGTGACACTCACCTAATGTTCATTGACTCGGATATCGGTTTCAACCCGCATGATGTTATTGCATTGCTAGCTCTACAGGATCACGAAGATCCCGAGAACCCATATGACATTATCGCAGGTCCATATCCTAAGAAGTGCATCTCATGGGAAAAGATCAAGCTAGCAGTCGACAAGGGCTTTGCTGACGAAGATCCTCAGAACCTAGAGAAGTATGTCGGTGACTATGTATTCAATCCGGCGAATGGCACTAATGCTATTCCTCTTGGTGAACCCGTAGAAGTTCTTGAAGCAGGCACTGGGTTCATGATGATCCGCCGGCAGACATTCGAGAAGTTTGTTGCTACGTATCCTCAGCAGCTATACACACCTGACCATGTTCGCACAGAACACTTCGATGGTAGTCGTCAGATCATGGCATTCTTTGATACACCTATTGACTCAAAGCGTGCTTATCTCATCCCAGAGCTTACATTGTTCTTTGAAAAGAATCCAGATGCATCTAAGGACGAGATCCTTACATTCCTTCAGGATGCTAAGAACAGTGCTGGTGGCGGTGTATTCTCAGAACGTTATCTTTCAGAAGATTACATGTTCTGCCAGTGGGTTCGTAACATGGGTCTGAAGGTATGGCTCTGCCCATGGATGCAGCTTCAGCATGTTGGCATGTATGTGTTTGGCGGTTCACTCGCTGACCTCGCACAAGTCGGCGCTGCTGCAACTGCAGACGTTGGTCAACTAAATAAGAACAAGGGTAAATCCTTGAAGCTCACCAACAAGAACAAGAACAAGAAATAAATTAGGAATTTATATTATGCAATTTGATGCAAAGACAGTCTCGATCCTTCGTAATTTTTCATCCATCAACCCATCGGTTCTATTCAAGCCAGGTAAGAACGTTGCTACAATTTCACCTTCACGGTCGATTCTAGCAAAGGCAGTTATTCCTGTTGAGATCGAAGGTGAGTTCGCTATCTATGATCTGTCACAGTTCCTAGGTGCGCTCTCCATGTTCGAAGATCCCGAATTGGTTGTTGGTGCTAACGCCATGCAGATTCGTAAGGGGTCTGAAAAGATCAATTACCGGTTTGCTGAACCTTCACTTATTCTCTCACCACCCGAGAAGGAGGTTCGTCTACCCGATCCTGAGATCACTTTTGATCTTAAGGAAGATGTGCTTACTCGCACACTGAAGGCGCTATCCGTGATTGGTTGCCCTGAACTAGCTGTCACCGGTGAAGATGGTGTCATCTATCTAGAAGCAATCAACGTCAAGAATGACGCAGCATCAACCTATCGTGTTGAAGTCGGAACAACTACAGCAAAGTTTCGTCAAGTGTTCCTTGCCGAGAATATTAAGTTGATTTCTTCTGATTATCATGTTAATATCAGTTCACGAGGCCTTGCTCACTTCAAGGGAACTGATGTTGAGTATTGGATTTCTACAGAGTCATCTTCTACTTACGTAGGCTAAACACAAATGCTGGTCGCAAGCCAGAGCCTGTGGAGGAGTTGATCATTCTTCGTGACAGGCACTTACTTTATCATGGAGCTATATTATGAATGAATTTCTGTGGGTTGAAAAGTATCGTCCTAAGACAGTTGCCGATTGTATCCTTCCTAAAACTCTAAAGGATACTTTCCAGCAGTTCGTCAATAATGGCGATATCCCGAATCTATTGCTAACCGGTGGTGCAGGTATTGGTAAGACAACCATTGCTCGTGCCATGCTAGAAGAACTCGGTTGCGACTATATCATTGTCAATGGCTCGCTTAATGCAGGTAAAGACACACTCAGGACTGAACTTGCAGCATATGCGTCTGCTCGTTCACTTGATGGTCGCCGCCGTTATATCATCCTGGACGAAGCTGACTACCTAGATGGTCAGCATGTTCAGCCTGGTCTCCGTAACTTCATGGAGGAATTCTCAAAGAACTGTGGGTTCATTCTAACCTGCAACTTCAAGAATCGTATCATTGAACCTCTGCACTCACGTTGTTCGGTTGTTGAATTTAAGATCAACAAGTCAGACAAACCTGCTATGGCATCACAGTTTCACAAGCGAGTGTTGTCTATCCTGCAGGAAGAAGGTGTTGCATATGATACCAATGCAGTTGCTGCTCTAGTCATGAAGCATATGCCTGACTGGCGTCGGACTCTAAATGAACTACAGCGTTATAGCGCCAATGGTTCTATCGATAGCGGTATCCTTTCCGGTATCGATGAAGCATCATTTAAGAAGTTGGTTGAGCATCTTAAGAACAAGAAGTTCAGCGAAGTTCGTAAGTGGGCAATCGAAAATGCTGATGTTGACATCTCGGTTCTATTCCGGAATCTATATGACAATGCTTCTCAGTATTTTGAACAAGAATCTATTCCATTCCTAATTATGATTCTCGCCAGGTATCAGTATCAAGCAGCATTTGTTGCTGATCCTGAGATCAACCTATGCGCTGCCATGGCAGAGATTATGGGCGAGTGTCGGTTAAAGTGAGCATTTCACCATTCCAGTATGCTGATAGCATAAACAAGACCAAAAAGGACTTGATGGTTGATGATGTTGCCGAGAAGCAATATGCGCCGTGGATTGTAAATAAGTCACTTGCTTACTTTGCAGACACGGTGCTATTCGCCAATGATATGAATATGAACTACCACCTTGATCACAAGTTGCAATATCACTATCTTATAAATAGTGTTAGGCCTAGAAACCGCTATGAAAAGTGGACAAAGGCAGAGAAAAACAGTGATCTAGATGCGATAAGAGAATACTATAAATATAGCCATAGGAAAGCTCTCACTGCATTGTCTTTACTTAATAATGATCAGATCAATGAAATTAAGAAAAAGAATAATAAAGGTGGATTGAAATGAGTTCAATAGACAATTTAGTCGAGGTTAGATTAGGCGAACAAGATGACTTTCTAAAGGTTCGTGAGACACTAACTCGTATCGGTGTAGCATCACGTAAAGACAAGACAATCTATCAGTCCTGTCATATTTTGCACAAGCAAGGTAAGTATTACATTGTTCACTTCAAGGAGCTATTTGCTCTTGACGGCAAGCCAACTAACTTTTCAGATGATGATATTGGCAGACGTAATACGATTACTGCATTGCTAGAGGAATGGGGTTTAATTAAAGTTGTTGAACCAACTAAAATTGAAGATCCTAAGATGCCTCTCTCGCAAATTAAAATCCTCCCACACAAAGATAAGAATGAATGGACTTTGGTGTCTAAGTATAACATTGGACGCAAAAAGTAGTTGACAACCAAACCAGAATATTGTAATGTTAAAGAATGCTTGAATGGAAAAAACATAGAGATGAAAGAACCTGCGAAATCATCCATACGTTGTATGATGAAAACAAACAGGATTCCGTTGTTGTGGTCAGAAAGGTCGGATCGAAATATCGAGTCCAAATCTTAGATCATGTTCCTTTTCACACACAGACATTGAAAGTTGCATTACGATCTGGTAAGCATATATACGAATATTCTGTCCCAGGTTAGGAAGTGTGGGCGAGTGGTTTATGCCTGCAGTCTTGAAAACTGCCGAACCGCAAGGTTCCGTGAGTTCGAATCTCACCGCTTCCGCCATTTCATGAAGGTAAATTATGAACGTTAACGATAAACTAATTACTCTGGCTAATGAAGGTGTCTTTCTAGACATTGGTGCTAATCATGGTATGTATTGTGAGGCTATGTCAAAGGTTGCAACACATGTGTATGCTTTTGAACCTCACCCCGACAATCTCAAGATCCTAGAGGAAAGTTGCAAGGATCTTGAAAATGTCACAGTCGCCCCTATTGCATTAGCAGACAGCGATGGCGAAATTAATCTATACTGTTGCCCATCAAATCCCGGCGGACATTCTATTGCAGAAGTCGTTGCTGAGGTAGGCACATGGTCACACAGCCTAGATAACTCGATCACTGTTCCTTCATTCACTTTAGATTCCTATTGTGAAAAGAATAACATCGATAATATCACTGCTATTAAACTTGATGTTGAAGGTGCCGAGCAGTATGTGCTGCAGGGCGCTAAGGACACACTTAAGAAGCACAAGATGGTTATTGCTCTAGAAACACACCAGACAATCGATTGTGAAGCAGTATATAACATTCTTAAGGAGTGTGGGTATCGGGTGTATGATCACCGCGATAACCTAGTAGAGCGTGTTGTGTTTGATAGCCAATACCTCTGCATTAATGATCCGGATATCGGGTAAGTTAAATGGCTGTGTTCTTTGCTGCCTGCCGGTAATACTGAACAAGGGTAAGAGTCGATAGACTTGGTGAAGTGCGGGGACGGGGCTGCTTCACAAATAAATTTAAAAAACGCTTGACATTAAACCGCTTCTGTTGTATTGTGAATAATACATACAATATAGGAGTGATGATATGAACGTTGAACTTTTCACATTTCCAACAATGCAAGACGGCGCTGCTGCCGTAGAATATAAGTATTGCGAACTGATCAATAAGTATCGTAATGGAGAAGATCTAGATCCTGAAACATTGGATTGGATGGATACTGCTAATACTTGGTTGACTGTTGCTGAGAGTAAGTTATGAGTAAACCTAACTATAATGAGGTGTTTGAACGTATGGAAGATGATATGATCGATGCTGGTAAGGAAACATTCATTCCTGGCTTTGGAACAGAAGCACGCCAAGAAGCAAATACTCCTAAGCAAGTTAAGGGTGGTATTTTTGCACCATCTGATATTGAATTGATCAAGCGCGCCGTATCATTCTATTCTCGTAAGTCAATGACTATTGAGGATTGGGAAGAGCGGCAGATCGCTAATCTACTTCATCGACTAAACAACAGAACCTAACCTTAGGTCCCGTAGCTCAGCTGGATAGAGCACGAGCCTTCTAAGCTTGGGGTCACAGGTTCGAATCCTGTCGGGATCGCCATTTAATCAAAGGATAAATTATGAATGAAACTTCTTGGTATAACCGCTTGATCGACGTTGTTCCTGCGGTTAATTTTAAAACTCGCGTCCGGGATTATTACTCGAATGATGTTAACCCATATCGCTGGGAAGATGTAACTTCTTATGACTACTTCGGTGGTAAGCGAGTAGTTCTCTTTTCACTTCCGGGCGCCTTTACTCCTACTTGTTCAACGATGCAGGTTCCTGGGTTCGAAGCTAAGTTTGAAGAATTTAAAGCATACAATATTGCAGATGTTTATTGCATCTCAGTCAATGATGCTTTTGTTATGAATAAGTGGGCTCAGGATCTAGGTATCAAGAACATCAAGGTCATTCCTGATGGCGCTGCTGAATTTACTGGCAATATGAATATGCTAGTAGACAAGAGCAATCTAGGATTTGGTCTTCGTTCGTGGCGCTATGCAGTTGTTGTGAATAACGGCAAGATTGAAAAGTGGTTTATTGAGCCAGGCAAGGATGACAATTGCCCTACGGATCCTTATGGTGAAACGTCACCTGAGAATGTGTTAGAATGGTTGAAGAATAATTCTGCGGGTATGGTATAAGGGTTGTGCCTCAGCCTTCCAAGCTGATGAAGACCAGTTCGAATCTGGCTATCCGCTCCATTAGTTATTGCCCCTTCCTCTAATGGTAAGAGAGCGGACTTTGAATCCGTCAATTGGGGTTCGAGTCCCTGAGGGGCATCCAAAAAAGTGGTTGACATTATATCAAATATCATGTAATGTTAATTATAGAATGAATTGAAACAAAGTTTTCCTCGATAGCTCAGTGGTAGAGCCGCGCACTGTTAATGCGCTGGTCGGTGGTTCGAATCCATCTCGAGGAGCCAGAACGCGCCCTTTACGGTTGAAACAGACTAGGGTGTTAGTGAATGATTCTCTCTCAGGCTGCAGCATTAATGAGAGACCGTTAAATAGCTAACCGTTGCCGGTCTCCGATAGTGACCGGAGCTATTCAATTCGGACCCTTAGCTCAGTTGGTTAGAGCGTCCGACTTTTAATCGGAAGGTCCTGCGTTCGAGTCGCAGAGGGTCCACCAATTTGAAAGTGTATATTATGAAATACGAAGATTGGATTTTACTTCCATTACCGACCGAGTCTCCTCTGGTACCGAACAAAAAATACAGAGGCAGTAAAGTGACTTGGTCTAGTGGTGCAGTAGCATACTATTGGGTAATGTATCAGTTTTAATTTTATGGACCATTAGCTCAGTTGGTAGAGCGCGGGACTCTTAATCCTTAGGTCGTAGGTTCGAATCCTACATGGTCTACC